AAAATGAGCACCGTTGACTTTCCGTTGAAAACTCCATGGATGACGGAATTATCAACGGAAAGTCAACGGTGCTCATTTTAAGATCTCCCAGTTGGCGTTGGATGATGTCCCTCCCCAATTCTGGGACAGAACCAGCCTGCCCGAGCTATCAATTGGCGATTCAATAAGATCAAGGGTGAAGCCAGCGTTTTCGCTGGGATTTATGTCAGTAATCCTGTAAGTTTTAAGGTCTGAGCTGGTTTCCTTTATGGAAAAAATAGTCCCCTCTGGCTGCGCTGTTCCATCAGTCGCTACAACAATGCTTCCCTCCGCTGGGCTGTCTTCGGCTGTTCCACTCCAAACCAGGGCCGGATACGTGCCAGGCCCTATGTCTTGAGTTGCAACTAGAACACCGTCACTCCTGATGATTCCAGTCTTAAACTCGCTATAGAAAGTCATTTCTACGGGGATTTGAACATAATCCCCTGGCCTAAGCGGAGAAAGAAGAGAATCCTGTGTAAGCTCAATCGTGCAGCCATGAGTTGAAAGGCGACGAACTCTTGCTTTGTACTTGAGATAGTCAATTAAATGCTTTTCGTTTGTAGCGAAGTCTGAAAGGTCAAACGATTGAATTGGATCGGAATCGGAAGACTTCGGATCCGCCTCCCTGACCAGAACTTCTCTTTCGTTCGGGAATATGCCAGGATTTGTTACGTTGCTGACCTTTCTTTCCTCTCTCCACTTGCCCGAAGCTTGAATTGGCCTGCGAGCCTCTTCTTCAACAGCAGCGAACGAGAAAGACTTGATCTGCAGCAGGCCAAACATCCCTTTGATGTCAACTTTTTGGCTCCAGTCTGTGTAGTTACCCGGTGTATAGGGAAAAAGCGGCTTAAGCACAAATTTTCCGTCGATCTCAAGGAACAGCAGAAGGTGTTGTTCGGCTGTTTGACTGATCCATTCGATGACATTTTGTGGTGTGTAGCCGATGTCGCAGAAATACCTGTTAGCATGGCACCAGTCTGCGGCCTCCTTGAAGGAGTCAAAATCTATTTGGTCATCGCTTACGTCTTCACCAGTTCCATAGATAGAATTTGTTAAAAGCTCTAGCGCTATATCTGGCAATAGGTGGCTGGGGCCAAGTGTCAAATTATTCCTTAAGCGCCTGCAGTCTGGGAATCCAGCGTTGACGTAAGCGGAGTGCTGGCCAAGCTGCTGAAAAGTATTTCCAGGAAGAATGTTGAGCCCGCCTGTTGCTATATCGGGATAAAGCGGAGTCGTGGTATTTTCGACAATCTCATTTATTGCAACAATCTCGTGCTCGGGGCCGCCCTCAGCGGTTGATGTCACTTCAGAAAAGACAAAGGTCTCAGCGAGTGCGCCAAAAACGTCCACAAACTGAGTTCTGTTATCACCGTCGTCATCGGTGTATCCATAGCCCAAATCTCCGTATCCCTGGCTTGGTGCCTTGCGGACAGCAGGAAGCCTGAAAGGCTCATTCCCCGGCCCAACACCAATATCAGCGCCGCTGCCCTCCCTACCGTAAACCTGAAGCGTTACCCCGTTCCGAGTTTTGGTGATCAGGGTTGAGTTTGATTCCTGCTTCCCATCAATCAAGACATAAGTTCCGCTGGCGTTGCCTGATCTGATTTCCCAGCCAGAGAGGGGCTCTAGCTCAATCTCCCATTGGGCCACACTCGGAAACTGCAAGCGAATAGTGTTGAACTGATTTTGCTGGCTAATGCCACGGAAGCAGTAGCACTGCTGAAATTCAATCCATGGGTCATTGGAGCCGCTAATGCGGACGCGAACCCTGAAAAACGAGTACCTCATTTGAGAGGTTGTTACGGCACCCGATGTATAGATATACTGCTTTAATGTTGCACCAGGGGAAACTGTGTCTCCTTTATAGTCAAGACAAGCCTTGTCGTCAGCGGCTCCATAAGATATTGTATCCCTGAAGTTGCAAAGACCGTTGATTCTAATCCCAAGGTTACTCCTTACAATAAGCTCAACAAGTTCCGTTGGGCGATTAGTTGTGATAGTTGCAATATCAATTCTGAACAGATGCGGGAAGTTTGTGCCCACATATCTTTGTGGCTGCTGGTCTTCATTTCCATCAACACGAAGATCAGCAAGATTCGTCAGTGCGACAACCCCTGGCCTGACGACGGTGAAGGTTGCTGTAATGCTTTGCCCTGGAGGGGGATCTTCTTCGCTCGGCTGTTCAAAACCGGCTTCGCTGTAGAAAACCTCACCATCGGGGCTGCGAGAGCTGCAAACAAGGAGGGCTGTGCCAAATTTATAGAGAGCGCCGAGTTGTATAGAGTCGTCCCACTGCTCTTGCTTGCCAGCAATTGTAGATGCAACGTCAGCGGCCAGCTCACTGATCAGTTCGCTTTTGTTGATACGAGCGGTTACGGTTTTCCTTGAATCCACTGAGGACTGAACTTGATAGGCTGTCGTGCTTGAGCCGTAGTCAAGTGAAAATGTTTCATTGCCAAAGTCAATGTCGTAGTTTATCGGGATATTTTTGTTTTGCTTTACGCCAACCCTGTAGAAAACAGATGGCTCGTCATCGTTATCAACCGCGCTATTTACAAAAGTAAGCTTAAATCTTGAATAAAGGAGCTGGGCTTTTTCTGCGTCTGTCAACCCTGATGCGCTGTACTGAAGTTTTGTGCTAAGTTCTACCTTTCTGCTTGATACATTAGTGATTGTAACAACTGGACTAGAAACAACATTATCGCTCGCATTCAGCCACTGAATTCCACCAATAAGTGCAGACTGATTTATGGTCGGTACGTCTGCACCGAAAGAAAGAGAAGATGAAGAAGATGTTGAACTGTAATCGACACCAGTTGTAGCACTGCCAGATAAACGCTGAACTTCAACATCGACACTCCACGCGCCAGGGTCAAGGGCTTTACCAAAGTCAGTTTCTACATCGCTCGACCTGTCAAGAACATAGGTTAGCGTATTACCAATAGCGTTTGCATTGCCACTAATAAAACCAGAGCGAGTGGAAAAGAATGCTTTTGCTTTTCGCCTTTGAGCCGCAGCAACTTCATCGACTTGGCATTTTACCCTAGAATCGCCGTCATCACCCTTGGGCACCAGTTGCGCCTGGTACTTCGGCTTAATTACAGGGTTAACTCTGTAGCCAAGATTATTGCCAATTGGCGAGTGAACACCAAAAGCCGTGTTTGTCCCTGGCCTGCTTACAGAGCAGAAGTCGGGGGCAAGGACACCATCAATTGATCGAACTTCAAAAACATCCCCGCCACCTTGGTTCTGAGCGTTGCCTGGATCAAGGTTTGCTTGCCTGCCTGCAATACGATTGACCGACTTTATGCGACCACCATTCGCTCTCAGATAAGCGGAATAGGAGGCACCGAGCTGCGTCCCATCGCCAAGGTTGTAAGCGTTCAATAGGTTATTGCCAATAGCAAAACCATTTGGATCAACTTCGCTAACACCCCCATCGCTAATCAGAAAAATCAGCCTAAGAAGCTGCCTGCCATTTATGGTTTGTATCTGGCTCCAAAGAAGCGGCGTGTTTACCCTGATACCGCCATAAGTGACACCACCAATCGTTTCGCGCAATGCAAAAACAATCGGCATTCGCTCGCCAATCGGCGCAACATCCTGTAGCGCGTCAAAGCCGTCCCTCGGGGCATACCGGCGGCCATCGCTGATCGTCTTCCCCTCCCTGGCGACCGGCTTCAGGCGCCCAGGAGCGGCATCACTGGGCCGGAAGAACTGGGCAACGATGGTCAGGCCAACGCTGATGGCAGAGGAGACCAGAGCGATGATCGCCAGGGTCTCGGCACCAGTGCCTGCCACGACAGCGGGTTGAGGCCCCTCGGCGGCCTTCTTGGCGGCCTCCCAGTAGAAGCGCTTGACATCCTCCGGCCTCATGCCCAGCAGGCGCCCCAGCCGGTAGTGCATGGGCAGAAGATGTGGCTTCACTGCTTGAACTTCCTGAATTGAAACTTTGGCAGTCCGGGTGTAGATAGCGGTAGCCAGATCACACCCTTTCTTGCATGAATCATAACAATGCCCAGCGATCCGCCTGTTTCAATCAGTGTTGAAACGCCAAGTCTTGGGTGATCGGGTCTTGGCTTGTTGCGGTGGAGGGTAACTGCAAATGGCTCAGGGCCATCAACAGCAACCGTCATTCTGTTCCAGATTGCCTCAAGAGAGCCCCAGAGGCCAGCTCTTGCCATCTCAATCCAGCTTGGGTCAAGCTTTGGGGCAAAAGCACCACCCTCTTCAAGAAGTGCAAAACAAAGGAGGAGGCAATCTGCGGCTTTACCGTCTCTTGGGTCAGCTCCAAATCCATGTTTGAGCCCAAGGTAGTCATGCAGGCTCATACGCTAATGGTCCCGCTTGTTGGCAGTGCTCCAACCATAAACTGAGAAAGAGGTCTGCCGCCAACTATAGCATTAGCCGTGTCAAGAGGGCTCGACAGCTGTAAAACGGAATACCCAGGCTTGCCAATTTCAATGTTGCCTTCAATGCGGCAGGACCAAAACTGCTTGGTTATCAGTGCAAGTTCTTGATCGCTCTGTGTATCAACCTCAACTGAGGCGATTTCCACCAGCCACCTATTTGAGTCCGCTTCCCAAAAAATGTTCTGAACAAGGGTGTTAGAGGGGCAGACAATTGCACCTCTGCCACGCTCGCCCCCTTGCCTGCCGCCACCGCCTGAGACACCAAGCGGGGCAAAATTGTAATCTACACCTTGGTACTGTCTTGTTTCGTTGATGTAATAGTTCTGGTAGGCGAATGGCAGATAAGGGCCTCCACGACGCTCCTTGAAGCGAATGTAACTAACAATTGCAAAATCACTTTTCACTTCAGAGTCCGATGCGCTTACGGGTCTTCAGGCTATCAGCAAGTTCGCGGATTGTCTGCGCCCTCGCAGCCTTCGCGGTCCTTGCGTTGGACTCCTCAAGCTGGTCAGGGGTGACAAACTCATACTGATTGACTCGCTGGGTTTCATACTTGATCGGGGGCAGCTCGCGTGGGTTTGCGGCGACCCGCTCAAGGCGATCAATCTCCCTTGTGGTCTCACTGCGCTGGTATGGCACGGATCGGCCATAGGACAGAGGTGCGCCAGATTGATCGTAGTCAGACTCCGAAGAGAACCCGCCAGACTCCTTGCGAGAGTACCTGCCAGCAGGAACCGGAGGACTGTTTTTGTCATCAAGTCCTGGGACATATAGATCATCTAGGTCATCGTTTGAGATGATCGTCCCCGGCTTATCAGGAACCCACAGCTCCATTCCCTCTTCCCCGATCCAGGCTGGCTCGTTGGGGGTAGGTCTGCCACCATCCGCAAAACCTTTCAAGCCAAACATGTTACCAAAGCCGCCTATGCCAGAAGCGACGCTGGAGATGCCACCAAAGATGGAGGCGATGCCCATCAGGGTGTTGTAGGTGCCACCCTTGCCGATCATCTGGGCGCCGCCAATACCCATCGCAACACCGCTTAGGGTTTGGATGCTTGCGCCAGCGAACTGGCCAATCTTCTTCAGCCTTTCGGACTCTTGATTGGCTGTCCTCTCCGCAGTCGATCCGGCCCTTTCCTGTGTGCTGGCGCTTTGGCCAAGGCTTGCATTCCACATTTCAGTGGACTGGGATGCGCTAAGAAGCTTCTGGTCGAGCTGATAAACAGATTCTCCAACCTTGGAGAATTGGCCATTTAGATCAATCGTCGTAAAGCCAAGCTCGCTAAGCTGCCCCTCATATTTGAGTATCCCGTTGAGGGGCGAACCTTCACCGCTGGGCATGGATTGCTGAGCAGTAGAAAGCTGGCTCATGCGATTGTTGACAAGTTCCACAAGAATTTCGCTCATGTCAGGGCGCATTGCCTTGTCTGCTGCGGGTCCAACTGCGCCCAGTGGGGCTTTATTCTTGACCCAATCCAGTGCGTCAAGTCCAAAACCCTCCACCTCTTTTAGTGAATTCAGCGAATTAAGGTCTTTCTCGACAGCGACCTTAAATCTTTCGTAGTTCTCAACGGCACCCTTCACGACCTGTGGAAGGATCCCCTGCACCTGCTCAACGGCAAACAGTTCATCGGGTCCGCCCATCCCGGTGAAGGCGCCGGGGAGGGAAGACTGAGGACCTCTGTTCATTGAAGCAGGCGAACCGTATATCGCTTTGCGCAGTCTGTCGCTTGGGTCGAGCAGGTTTCCTGCGGGACCTCTTTGCTGCTTCCACCATTCATAATGAAGATGGCTGTTATTCCCGCCACCTGGCCGAATATCAGGGGTTATGACGCCAATTTGCTGACCAGCCGCAACAGACTGACCGGCTTCTACGCCAGGGGTCATGTGTCCATAGACTCCCAGCCTGTCGCTGTTGGCGTAACGAAGAACAACTGCATCGCCAGCTTTGCCGAAGCCCCTAATAATGCTTTCGACTACAGCAGCCTCCATTGCGTGAATCGTGGTGCCAACGTCCACCCCAACGTCCCGCCCTTGATGTCCACGTCCAGCACCAAGCCCCTCGTTCCAGTTGGGCGGCAAACCGCTGCTCTGGGGGCCTACCGGGCTTACAGGAGAGAGATTGCTGAATTGGGTAATCTGCTGAGAAGCGGGAATTCCGCTTAGTCCAGGTCCCGGCACGATGCCATTAGCAGCCTGCGGCTGAACAGGTAGAGCGGCTGGGGCATTCTTGAGGAAGTGGTCTTTTATCGCCTTGAGGTCAGTGTAAATCTTCTCGTTAAGGTTGTTGATTGAATCAAGGGGCTTCAGCAGTGGATTCTTTTCGGCCTCAAAGCCAAGAAACTTCGCCATGTCCTTGAACATTTTTTCCTGCATTGGACGCAGGGTAAATTCAAGGATCAAGTCAAGAGCCCTATCCGCCGTGCTCTCCAAGAAGGTCTTAAGAGACTTGATCAAGCCCTCACCCTTGAGAAGCTCTTTGTTGAAGCTAATGAACGAATCAGTCCAGCCAGCTGCAAGATCGTTCAAGGCGTTGAGCGCCTCAAGCTTCTCCCTAAGCCTGTCAGTATTTGCCGCAGCCTCAAGAAGCCTGGTATTCAGTTCTGGATTGACTTGGATGCCACCAGACTCATTGATACGCTGAAGTTCTTTTTCATAAGCTGACGTGGGGCCAAGGAGATCGTTAATCGAGCCTTTGAGCTGATCAATCTCACCTGTGTAGCCACTTATGGCATCGTTGTAGAACCTTTGCGTAGGGGCAAGTTCCTCTAGTGCAATCTGTGCCTTGCGGTATCCCTCAAGCAGCTTCTCCAGCTCTGGGGTAACTGGGCGCTTTTGTCGAGCAAAGGAATTGCGAAGTTCTTCGTAGGATTGGTCAACGCCATCAATGATCGGTTTCAGGTCTCCGACCGCCACTCCATATTCCTTGACTGCATCAGACAGTGATGTGGCGAGCTGCCTGCCAGCGGTGAGCGCAATTCTGTCAAGTTGATTGACTAACTCTTGGGCATCCCCAGCTTTCACTAGGGCAACAAGCTGGTCTTCAAGCTCTTGGAATTGCCTGCTAAGAGCGACACCCCTTGCGAAGGCCCTATCAACGCCAGCAGTGCTTACGGATTTAGCTGAAATTGGCGCAACAGGGCGAATTTGCGCAGGAGGGGGCATGGCCTCCACCTCCTTGATCATGCCCAGGATTTCGTCAGTCGCTTTCCTGGTCTCCGCAACTCTCGTTTCCAGCACCTTTACTTGCGCATCTAGCACCGGGTTGCTCGGCAGGGAAGCGTTGCGCGTTCTCAGCGCCTCAAGGTCGATTTCATCCTGACTCCGCGAAAGAACAAGCTCCCTGGTAGTTGCCTTTAACTTAAGCGAGGCAATCTTCTTCTCAAATTCAAAAGTGTTCTTTGCCGCGTCCTCGTTTCTCCTGGCGATGTTCAGATTGATAGCCTGAATTTTCTCGTTTGTATCAAGATTTAACCTTGACACACTCTTGGCAATGTCAATTTTGAACTTACCAATCTCAATCTCTTGGTTAGCAAGGTCAAGCTCAAACTGTGCGCGGCGCTGCTCAATCTGGTCTTGCGCGGAAAGCTGAGCACCGAGATAGGTGCTAACAGCATCAGCAAGGCTGGATGCAAGCTCGTCACCAGCAAGCTCGCCCTGAATCGCAAGAGCAGCATTCCTGAATTGAGCCTGACGGATCTCGCCCTGCTTAACGATCAGGTCAATCTCTTTCTGCTTATTTTCTTGATTGATCTGAGAGACCCTATTCTCTACGCTTTCACGAATGTCCGCAATCTGACGCTCGTAGTCACGGCGGGCTTCAAAAGCTTGGCGATCAATATCTTCCTGCTCTCTCTTGGCAGCAACAATGCGCTGCTCAAAGCCTTTCAGGATGTCAATGCTTTCAAGCTCTCTGGAGACAGCCTGGAGATCGCGCTGGGCGCGAGAGACCTCAACTTCGGCCTCCCTTATCGCAGCCGACCTCTTCTCCTCCTCTGTCTGGGGAGTAGATGGGACAAAAGCCTCAAACTTGGCAAGAATTGCGGAGAGCTGGCCAAGTGTGGCAATGCGGGCAACTTCTCCCTCGTCTGGCTCAAGATTTTGAGTGCCAAGCAGAGGAGACCTTACACGGAAGGGATTGAGTTGCCCTGCTTGAGCGACAGCCCCCAGAGTCTCTTGACGAAGTTGTTGAGCCCTCTCTGGCGGCAGCTGCTGTAACAAGAGCCCATATCTGTTGACCTTGTTGCCCTCTTCGACAACTCCAGAAACCCAGTTGAGCAGTGCTGCAAGAGGGCCGGAAACAGCTTCTTGGATTTGAATACCAAGCTCAGCCATTGCACGCTTCATGCGATCACCAGCGTCAGCTGCGGCGCGAAGCCTGGAAACACCTTCTCCGCCAAGTTTTCTATTCAGCTCCGCCTGAATGATCGAATATGCAGCGGTTTTCTCGCCACCTTGAATCAGGCTTTCAACCAGCTTCTCCTGAGTCCGACTTGCAAGCAGTCCAGCTTCCTTGATCTGATCAAAGTTCCCCGTCAGGTCGCGGAGCATGTCCCCCGTGTCCTGAGCCGCCTGCATCAAGTTGTCAGCCGCCGTGCCAATCGCCGTGCCAGTCAGGGACAGGCCGAAGCCCAGCATCCCGCCAGCAGCACCGCCAAGAGCACCACCAGCAGCACCACCAGCAGCCGCTCCAATGCCCTGCCCGAACAGGAGGGGGAACGCACCACCAATCAGGCCCTCGCTGGCCGCCCTGCCGCCCCTGACGCCTAACCGGCGGGTCAGGAAGTCGGCATCGGGATCAGTTCTTTGGATCTGGCGATTGACCCGAGCAATCGTGTCACCGATCTGATCGAAGCCTTTGTCAGTAGTCCGCATTCCAGCGCGAACCATTGTCAGAGTTTCCGATAGCAGCTCAAGCTCTCTTGTAGAAGCCTTGGAGACTTTCGCAAGATCATTTAGGCCCAGTTGTTGACCGGCCTTGCCAGCCGTAGCTCCAGTGCCAACGCTGCGGTTGAAGGTCTGAACGATTTGCTCAATTGCGCCTTCGGCACTCCTGCCGCCCATCAGCACGCGACCGGCACCGCCAGACTCTCGAATATCGCCAAGAAGACCAGAGAGAGTGTCCCGCCTGATACGTGGAAGATTCTCGCCGGAAATCTTTCTGAGCTTTGACTGCTTTTCCTGCTCTGCTGTTACAGATTTTTCGGCTGCAACCAAGGAACGAACGGCCTCAAGCTCGCGCTCAAGCTCTTGCAGATTATCTCTTGTAAGCTGGAAAGTAGACTGTTTGGCATTGTTTATCGCATTTTGCAGGTTTGCCTTGGTTTGTGCTACATTGACACCCTTCAGCTCAAGAGTGTTAAGCTGCTCCTGAAGCACTCGACTGGAATTGAGCGCCTTGCTTAGTCGGGTCTGAGCCTCTGCCGGGTCAATTGCGCCGCCCGCAGCCTTCTTGCTGGCAGCCATTCCAGCCCTTGTAGCCGCCAGCGCCTCTGCGCTCACTTTCGCGGCACGCTCAAATTCACGGAAATTGCCAGCCTGCTCAAGGGCGGGCAGTCTGCCAATAAACATCTCGGCCCGCTGGAAGCTGACACCCTTGGCTCCAGCAGCGCGAAGCTCGTTGAGCTGCCTTTCTAGTTTTTCGAGCTTGAGAGTTCTGCTGACTTCCGCATCGAGCGCATCTTCCCTCTGGGAGGCAAGGGCAACCGCTGCTTTGCTCTGCTTTTCATTTTCCCTTGTAACAGCTTTGGAGGCATTTACTCTCTTTTTCTCCTGCGATTCAACTGACTTAGCAAGGCCAAGCTCTCGACCAAGCACCTCAACCCGCCTATTGGCAATATCCAACAGTTCACTGGCTCTTGCGGGGTCGCCAAAAGCTGCCTCAGAGGAGGCTCGGTTGATGATCTTCTGGAGGGAGGTTGTTTTTCCGCCTACAGGAGCTGCGAGCTGGCGAGGATCAACACCTTTTGTCGTGAGCTGGCGAAGCTTGAATTCGGCATCCTGTGCGCCCTTGGTTGCAGCGGCCCTTGCTTTGTCGGCGGCGGCAACATCTCTCGATGCCGAAGCTTGAAGCCTGGAGGCAGAGGCAGCGTCAAGGAGGGAGGCAGAGGCTCGCGCAGCAACACGGTCGAACTCGCCTAGATTGCCGCCCTGCTCAAGGCCGGGAAGTTTTCCGATGAGACCTTGAGCGCGTTGCAGGGCTGGTCCGCCTACGCCAGCGGCTGTCAGCTCCCCAAGCTTTCTTTGTAGGCCCAGGAGTTTATTGGTTCTAGCCGTTTGGCCGTCAAGAGCATCTTGCTCAAGCTTGTTGCGCTTCGCTACTTGTGTAATTACCGCTCTTTCCGCGCTCACAAAGGAGCGGGTATTGCTAAGTTGATCCTCAATCGCCTCTAGGCTACTCCTGTTCAGCTCAAAATTGGTTTTCCTGGTAGCCTTGAGGGCGGCTTCCAGTTTGATCCTTTCTTGCGCTACATTGACTCCTTCGACCTCAAGCGTGTTAAGTTGCTCCGTAAGCGCTCGACTGGAGTTGAGTGCCTTATTGAATCGAGTCTGGGCCTCTGCGGGGTCAATTGCCCCAGTAGCAGCCTTGCCGCCAGCGCCCTGTGATGTAGCGAGCTTTCCAAATCCTTTGGCAAAGCCCTGGAAGGCTTCAAATATGCCCCTGCCCGTGATGGCACTTGTACTCGCCTCTGCCAGTGCTTCAACAAACTTCTGACCAACGGGCTTGGCGGCCTTCTTGATGAAGTCGGATTGGATCTCGCGCAGAGCGGTAGATGCTTCTTCGGCGGTTCTGCCAATCATGCCCTCGCCAGCGGGTCTTGCGCCGCCCCTGAATCGAGGCAGAGAGGGGTCGCCAGAGGGCAGAGCAAGCTGAGCAGGGCCAAGGCCGCGTTCACGACGCTGGGCCTCGTTGAACGCTTGTAGGCGACTAGCCTCCTCAAGTGTAATTTGCTTGTTTTGGGCGATTTTACCTTCAATCTTGGCGATTCCCTTCTGAAAGCGAGAGATGGTCGCCGTGCTTTTGTTTTGTCGTGTCAGCGCAGAGCTAGTAGCAGAAAGTAGATCCGAAGCCTGCTTGCTGACGCGATTAAATTCACCAAAATTGCCAGCTTGCTCAAGCTCAGGCAGCCTCGCCACCAGGCCCTCAGCACGTTGAATCGCAAAGCCACGGGCGCCGCCGCCGCGAAGCTCATTGAGCTTTCTTTGCAGGCTGTTGAGTTTGTTGGTTCTGTCAACTTCGGCGTCAAGTCCGCCCTCTCTCTCTCTTGTGATGTTTCTCTGCAGTTTTAATTCTCTTTCTCTTGCGGCAATCGTTCTTTCAGCACCCTTTAACACCTCCTTTGCTGTTTCTATGTCTCCGGCATCTCTTAGTGCCCCGGCCCTTTCCAGGGCAGAATTAACCCTATCAAGGGTTCTTGGTTCAATCGCTTGTTCTGCTACAAGTCGATCCCGTCGCTCACCAAGCCTGCGAGAAAAATCGAATCCCTCCCTGCGACCCCTACCAGTCCTGAGAGCCTCCCGCAACCTCTCCGCAAGGCTGCCTTGCTCTGTAACCAGCCTGGCCCTTGTCGTCTGAAAGCCGCCCGATCTAGCGGCAACTTCATTGAGTATGTCGTTAATCTGGTCCCTGACTGCACGCGCCTCTGGTTCTTGGCGCCCTGAGCCCACCTCTCCCATTATTCTCCTAGAGGCAAGCTCACCGCGCAGCATTCTTATTCGCGCAGCGGCTCCCGAACGCACAGCCGCCTCAGCCTCCTCAAGTCTGTCCAACTCGACAGACCTGAGCGAAGCCGATTGGCGAATTTCGGCAAACCTTTGCCTTAATCCAGACGTGGGCCTGTCACCAAATTCAGCCCCGGTGCCAAGTCTTTCTATCGCTTCTTCGTACCTAGCTCGCCTTGTATTTGTCGTTCTTATTGCTGACCTGTTTCGTGTTTGCCTGAGCTGACGCGCCATTTCATTGGCGTTTTGGCGAATCTGATCCGCGTAATCACCCTGAGCGTCAATAAGATTGTCGAATTGCCGTCGAAGTTCAGTGCGGCGAGTTTCCTCTACTCCACTTTGCTCCATTGCGGATCGAGTTCTCTGCTCAAGCCGCCGCCTTTCTGTGGCTCTTTCGCGCAGTTCGCGGCGAATTGCCGTAGCTCTTAACCTGAGACTGCTTCTTGTTGCGGCTGTCTCGGCCTGGCTCGCACCAGCCCCAGAGCCAAGATCCATCTCCAGCTGACGCGCTCTCCTTGCTTGTGTGCCAAGCCTGCGAGTACCCTGTGTAAATGCTCTTTGCTCTGCACCAAGGGCTTGAAGTCTCTCTTCCGCGCCAGCGAGACTTTGATTTAGCTCGTCAACTCCACGAGCGGCGTCCCTTAGCGCCCTGTCAAGATCCCTTATTCTATCGCCACCGGATATTTGAATCTGAATCGTTTCTCTGTTGACCGCCACGGCGCACTATCGACCCAAGTAGCACCAGCGTAGCCAAGAAAAAGGGGGGCCTAGCGCCCCCTCTTTGCCTTCTTCATCGACTCGTCTTGATCCTCTTTCTTGATCTGAAAGTATCCAGACCACATCAAGAGTTCTTCGTCCGTAATCGTTGAATTGACTTCAACATAGAACTTGCCGAGGGTCTCGGCAACCACCATCTTCAGGTAGGTCCAGCGGTCTTGCCGGAGTTCGTCTGCGATTTTTTTGACGAGGTTTCAATGCTGTCATCGTCACTGCCAAGCACAGCAAGCTGAAGCTTTTGCAGGTCTTCGTCACGCACTTCGCGCTTCAGCTCCTCGATTTCACCAGAAGTGAACATCGGATTGCCGTCTTCATCTTTGGCCTTCAGCACCAAGAGGTGCATTAGCCAGTTGCTGTCGTCATCGGACTTGGAAGCCTTCTTGGCGTTTGCGCGAGCACGATCACGCTCTGCGGCCACCAAGGGGGTCACATACATTGTCAGGGTCGTAACACCATCGTTCAGGTGGATGTCCTTGCGGACAGGCTCAAGGTTCGCTACTTTCTTGAGCTTCTCAAGAGCGGCACCAAAGCCCATCGGCGCATTCGGGGAGGCCATGTGAATAATCGGAGGCCCATCTACTATAGCAACAAAAAAGCCCCCGGATAACCGGAGGCCATGGGACCATCGAGAGAGCTGAATCAGGCGCTCTGCAGGAAGTCGAGAGTCACGTTACCGCTGGGTCGGAAATTGACGGTGATAGCGAGAGCGTCGTCGGGGTTTGCCGCGAAGTTGGCGGACGTGAGCACCACGGGCGCTTCGATGTAGCGGCTGAGGATGTCACTGACAGTGCCGCCAGATGAAACGGTATCAATGTAGAGCTTCACCGCAGCACCCTTTTGCTTACGCTGCATCACGTCAGTAATGAGGCGGTTGGCCAGGGCGCTATCATCTTCGGTGAAGTAGATGGTTGCGGTGCCAGTGCCATCAGCGTAAGAGGTTTGGTAGCGCCGGAAAGGCGCAAACTGACCAGCAGGAACACCGATGGTAGTTACATCAATCTCGGAAAGAGTAACCTCAAAGCTCCAATCCCGAGTCTGAGCAACAGGGGCAAAGCTCCGATAGACAATGGTGGCCAGCGAATCACCAAAGCCGGTGGGAGCGGCGGTTGCGGTAACGGCAGTGCCACCAGCGGTGGAGCTGAGCGTTATCACCCCGGTTGGAGCATCGTAGGTTTTGATGAAGTAGTTGCCAGCAGCGATTGCCCCGGTGACAGTTGCACCAACAGGGTAGGCAAGGGTTACAGGATCATTGACACGGAAGCCCAAGAAAGCTGGACCCGTAATGTTTGCGCCAGTTGTGGGAAAAGCGGCGGCGGTGAGACAGGCTTCGGTGTTGGCAGGTTTATACCAAAAAGCGCCCGAAGAGCCGGTCAGTACCGTGGTTTCACAGGACATGGACCTTGGTGCGGAGAACAGCAGTGCGGGCACTGCCCGATGTCACAATCCTAGCCAAGATCACTGGCCTGCCATGTCGCCTCAAGGCGGGCCATAAAGTGAGGTTCGGTATTATCAGCAAAGAAAGCTGGCCCCTCTACATCTCTTGTTCTTAGGAATATCCCAGACACACCCTTTGGCCCCTTTGCCAGGTCCTCCAGAACAGTTCTTGCGCTAGTCGCAAGTTGTCTTGCGCGAGCGGCGCCAGCATTCTTGGGCGTAAAAATCCTGGCAATGATGGCACCCCTTGCTCGATCAAGCAGGCAGCCAAGGGCGTCTTCACTTGTCATCCCAAATGTGATATTGATCCTGACATACTCGCCGGGGGCATCAGGCGGCATTGCCGTAACATTATCAAAGTAAATCTTGACAGGTGGTGTCAGCGCTTTGAAGGCGGTGTTAAATGGTTTCTCAATCGCTGCGCATATCTTTTGGTGATCCATTTCACTGCCTCAACTATCTGATGTTAACGCCGGGGCCAGCACCAAAGGCAAGCTTCACGGCTCTTTTCACGCCATCCGAAAGTCCGCCACCGCGAACATAGTTTGAGTACCAATCCTGCGCCGCAGTTGATACGTTATCGCCATCTCCGGGTTGCACCTCCCAGCGGAACGTTGTTCCTTTTTCTCTATCGCCGTATTTGACGCCAAAATCAATACCACCGAGCGGCTCAACGCCTTTTGGTTTTCTCCATGTGCCAGGGATTAAATCCATAGCATAGAGAGCGTAAGGAGATGTATTTGCAATCTCAAATACGGCAACACGATCCATCTCCCTTGCTGTAGTCGGCAGCATAGGAATCCTGCGAGTTGTGTATGGATAGCCACCGGCTGAAGTTGCACCAGTGGCAATCGCACGAGCCTGCCAACTATCACGAAACTTGCCGCTATAGGCGGGGCCAGCCTCGGCAAGGTCGTTCATTACGTTCGCTGCCGCTTGTCTGGCTGCAAGGTTGACTCGATTCTTAATTCTTTCAGAAACCGAGCCCCAGCCACCTCTACCCCTGCGCCTTAGGTCAGACTCTCTTGGTGTTGGTCGATTCGCTCTTTGCATTACGTCAACCTCGCAAATACAGCATGAAGAATTGGACCCGTTCCACGGTAGGACGTAGGCGCAACAATTTTGGCGACTCGTGTGACACCAGCCTGAGAGTATTCAATCCAGTCTGCAACCTTGGGGTAGTAGTCACCAAGCTTTTCAGCAGCAATCAGGATTTTTACGTCCGTAAGCTGAACCTCACCCTTTGCCTCTTCGGGCTGAATCTGCAAGGGCAGGATGCTCACATTCACCCTGGCATCAGGCGCGGTTGTCGCAGCAAACGTCCCCAGATCAGGATCGTACTCAGGCTCAAGAGGCTTCTTGACGTAGACGCCAGGAATCCCCCACTCATCAATTAACGGGCCAGGTAAGTCACCAAAAATGTCATCTACAAGAGACATGATCAGAACCTATTGCTCCAGGTGCCGCCATAGGGCCAGAGCTGCCCATTGATGTATCGCACGCCAGAAGCCTTCTGCCTGGCCACGAATCCCCTGTAACCAATCCTTGCGTTCGATTCCCTTCTGACCCTGGGCTGGTTAAATTCTCCGCGAATCATGTATCGCGCAAAGATGTCCATGCAAAAAGGCGGTATGAAGAGGGCGCCAGTCTGCAGCGCCCCACTCTTATCAAACTTGACCCTTAGATCACTTCGGCCAAGCTCAACCTCTTCATACTCGCTATTGCGATACCTCTTAGAGCCGCCGTCTGCGTTAGCGATTCCTGTGTAGCCACCATTGATACCAAGAAATGCTGCCATGTAGGCAACGGCAGTCTTAAAATCAATCGGCAGCTCGTCATCGGCCACAAAGTAGTGGTCCGCAATGACGCGCCTGGGCCACGCAAGACTCTGCTCGGTAGAGGATGGCTGACCCTTCCAATGCAAAGGGTTGATCGCCATCGTTGCAGCTACCAGCGTTTGCTCCTGCTGCTCTTCCGTGAAGTCCAGCCAGGCAGCAACACCAAAACTCTGAGGCAAGACCTCAAGCAGCTCGATGGCCTCTGCTACCGACAGGTAGGAGTTGGCGTCAGTCGCCCCCAGTGTCGAGACAAAGGCCATGGCTCACCTCAGGCGGGCCGAGAAGCGGTACTCGGCTTCGCTTTGGCAACCGTAGCTGCGGGTTTCGCCTTCGGCTCTGCGGCGGCCCCCTGGGCGGGCTCGGGCGCGGAAGCGGCAGCAGGAGCGGCAGCCTCCTCGTCGGTCTCCTCGTCGGTCTCCGGGGCGGGCTCCGGGGCGGGCTCGGGGGCGGGCTCGGGGGCGGAAGCGGCCTCTTGGGCAGCACGCTCAGCAGCAGCACGCTCGGCGGCCTCGCGTCGCATCCTGAAAGTACCAGCACTCATGGTTGAATCCTCAGAAAGATTGAAGCCCCGGCGAACCGGGGCATTTGAACTTCAGTGACCAATCAGACGTAGCAGAGCATTCGGGTGATCCGAATGTTGCGGTCGTCGTCGAACACCTTCTTCCAGTTGGCAGAAGTTTGCAGTTCGGCGTTGCTCGGAGCGTTGGCGGCTGCGTTGCCGGTCCAAGAGATCCCGTTGGGATGTACCAAGTAGTGGGTGCGATTGATCAGGAAGTCAATCCCAAGGAACTTGTCCCGATCGGTTTCAACCGGATTCTTGGCCGGAGCGGTTGCATAGGCGAAAGCGCCGGGGCCGAAGAAGTAGGTGTGATACACGGTCTTACCGCTACCACCACCAGTGCCAGCACTCAGGTCGAAGGGCAGCTTGTCATCCACAAACACCGGGCGGCCCAGGTAGGTGGGGCGCTCCAGAGCCTCAGCAGACAGGCGGGTGTCGATCTGAGAGGTCTGGCTGGCGGGAACGATCAGATCCAGATTCATCAGGGCATAGAAGACCTGAGAGTGCATCATCACGCCGGTCAGCTCATCACCAGCGTCACCAAGCTTGGCGATACCAGCAACCATCAGACTTTGCGAAAGAGCTTCGCCTGTGCCGCCAACAGAGTGGCTTGTGACCAGGGGGCCGCCGCTTCCGAACACACCGCGCAGGATGCTGGTGCAGCTCTTCTGCATGTCACGGATCCAGTAGCGACCAGTGCTACGGGCGATTGCCTGAGCAGGGTCAGAACCGGACAGATCAGCAGCAAGGTCGCTGGACTTCCAGGATTTCCGGCGCATCAGGCGCACGCCAACCTGGAGATCACCGGCAATGTCCTCGGGCACGGAAGGCACGGTGTCAGAGTCAATCTCCGAATCACCGCCGAGATCACCGAAGAAAGGAAGGTCAATAGTCTTGCCACCTTTCTGGAATTCTTCTTGGATGGCGCCGTTCGTGACCATGAGGCCAGAGGTCACGAGAGCGTTTTTGTCCTTGATCTCTTCCTGCTGATAGCCAAGGAAAAGCTCAGGGATAAGGGGAACACCTGCGAGAAGCATTGTTTTGAAAGCGAGGGGATAAATCTGCGGCTAGGCCGCCGTTGATTCAGCTTCACAGCACTGCTGCTGGACCGTTCAGGCCCTTGCTGCGAGGCACTGCCTCTCTCCCCCAAATAGTAGCCAAAGAAAAAGGCCGGGGTCTCACCCCCAGCCAAACTCTCATGACAGTGATAAGTTAAATTCTTCTGAACCTGAAAACAAGAAATGTTTGCAGACCAGCAAAACTCACTGTGTCAAGGAATACATTCGCTTAGTTCTGGGTGTAACCCTTTGCAAGGAAGGCGGCAGTCATCGCGGTCTTTTCACCGGCAGACAAGGCGGCCCACCCAGCGGTGCCAGCGGCGGTGATCGTCTTGGCGGGCGACGCGGCCACGGTGGGGGCGGAAGCCAGGAGCTGATTCAACTGAGCAGCAGTAAAGGCGTCGGGCAAAACAAAAGTCCAGTTTTTCATGCCCCGAGTGCAAAGTGTGATTGCAGACAGGATCTCATCAACTGCGGAAGCAGACTGCATACCACGCATGTTGGTGGTAGTGCGGAGAACGCCAGAGACGGTCATTGGATCAAGGGGTTGGCTCTGGTCGAAGTCTAGGGCGCTGGTGGGAACCCCTCTGCCCACCTAGACTTGGGCCGTAAACACTAAGGCAATGGAAAGGCGAACTTGGGATACCCCCGTGCGTGAGGGATGGAATCCCATAATTCATCATTGCCTGAAGGCAATAGATTTACATAACTCCCTGTATTTTAAGACCGGGGAGAAATGGCACGTCCTGAAAGCGGCAGAGCTTCGCAGATATGTAACTGAATTGAAAGAGTGGATTAAGAGTCAGGAGAATTCTGACCATGCGTGAAACCTGCCGCCATCCTGTTTCTTTACTCAGCAGCCTCCTCCAAAACCCTGAACTTTCGTTCAGCGATAAAATCAGCAAGGGCCTCGACCTGTTCCTTGTCCGGGTAGTAAGTAGCCTTCACATAGACTGCGCTATCAGCGTCAAAGTGAATTGAAAAGCTGGAAATATGGTCAACCCCTTCAAGTCCAATTCGCTTTGCGATTTCAAGGCAGGAGTCGCTGGAGCCGGTAAGGATGACAGCCATTTGAAGAAAAAACGGAACGCCTTTATTCTAGTGATCATCTTCGGTCAATCAGCACTCATGTAGTAACTTGGCTGGCGGCTAAACATAAGATAACTGCCCATTTTGTAACATTGCTCCAGTAGCGAGCCGAAAGCTTTGATGGATTTGGGTCTTGAGCGTTATGGCGCTCATAGTAAAGTCTGCGGCGCATTTTTTCAGCTTTTGTTTTTGGCTTTTTGCCAGCTCCAACAACTCCTTGCTGACCAAACCGAATCAGCTTGTACTTCTCGCCCTCCTTGGCCATTACAACATGTGATTTGGTCTTGTGGCCTGGGGTTTTCTTTGGCTTGTTTACACCAGAAAGCACAAGCTCTTTCATTTTGCTTTTGACGCGCTCTGGAACTGCCATGGTTCTGCTTCCTTTTTCGCAAGGTTAGCGGCGCGGCCTGCGACCACTCTTGGCCAATCTGCGCCTGCCACCATGGCCATTTCTTGCGCGATTGGTTGACGGGTTCTCTCGCTTAAACCCCCCGCCAGTTGTGTGACTCAGATCACCGCCGCCCTTGCCATCAATACCCCTCGCCCTGCGCTCTGCAGACAAGGCCGCTCTATACTTTCTGCGCTCCGGCGTAGAGTGATACTTCTTATCATAGGCAGCTTTCTTTTTGCGAGCTTCCGGGTTAGCCGCATAGTAAGCCGCAGTGCGGCGCTTGTTTTTGACAGGGCGAGGGGCCATTTCTCTCGTGCCTCCAGCTAATGCTAGGACCGCTTTTTGCGCTTATGCTGATAGCCAATTCGCTTGGAGCCTGTCTTTTCGCGCTTGAACTTTTCTTTCTCTTTTTTCGATAGCTCTCCGGCTGTTTTTGGGGTATCGACTGAAACCCGCTTTGATGGCCGACAGGCTGGGTAGCTTCGGCGTTTTTCGCCAGCCTGTCTACCGCATGGCTTTCCGGTTTTTACGTCAATCCACTTTTCGGCAAACCAGCGACCAAGGCCGCCCCTCGGCTTTCTACTTTTTGCCACCTTTCACCTCTCGGCTTCTGTAGCCGCCGCCGCGTTTCTTGTACTCACGAACAAGCCAAGAATTTGCATAAACACTCGGATAGACCTTAAATTTTCTTTTTGCTTCAGCCTTGACCCGAGCATACAAAGCCTTGTCAGTGGGGATGTTCCTTTTCACCTTGCTTTACCGTATTTCTTACCCTTTCCCTTTGGCTTTGGCTTTTTCTTGTTCATGCCGGCCTTGTTCATAGCAATTGCTACGGCCTGTTTTTCGGGATAGCCTTCTTTCCTGAGAGTAGAGACGTTCTTAGAAATAGTCTTCTGGGATTTGCCCTTTTTCATTGGCATGGTCTGTCTGGGCATCGCTGCCCCAAGGGTAGGCCATAAAAAAGGCCCCTTTCGGGGCCGAATGCAAGATGGTGCAGCTGAACGCTCAGCGCTTGTCAACGGTTCCGCAAAGGATGGGATCGAAGTCACCACGTCCACGAGCTTCGCGTGCAAGCTTGCGGGCCAGGGCCATGTCGCTTGCCATAATCCGTGATGCTTCAGTTCCGTTGCTGCCAGTCTTGGTGAATGGATTGGAGCTGGCAGGCATGGAAGAGCGGGATGTGGGGAGTCCCGATCCACTTGCAACAATACTCGGAAAGTAGATCGAATACTCGTCATCCTTTTCAAAGTCCGAGACGGCACCTGCAACGTTCACCGGGTTTTCTTCGGTGCCGAAGACCACTTCATGGGTTCCATCCGGTCCCTCCAGTATGCGAAAGTTTCTTTTCTGCAGCTCATAGAGATGGTGAGGGCGCTTGCAACCAACTTTTTCAAGCTCTTGAACAACAACCGACCTCTGATATTCCTCAAGTCGCGCTTTGCGCTCTTGCTGCTTCTCCTTCTCCGTCTGCTGAAGCTTGTCCGACATCTTCTCCAGCATTCGCTCCATCGTGGCGAGACGCGCCTTCAGCGCCTCTTCGCTGCTGTTGCCGCCAGGCGCAGGCGGTTCGGGATTCGCTCCATCGCCAGAGGGAGGGGTCGGTGGCGCAGCGGGGGGCGCAGCAGGGCGCTTACCAAGAACCTCGGCAACCTGATCCTCAAGGTTATCGGCCTCAAGGTCGATACCGGCAGCCCTCACCAGCCGCTCAACGCTTTTGCGCTTGGTCAGGTCGTTAAGAAGGCCGGTCTTCGTCCGCTCCAGAGCCTCAAGCTTGGTCTGGCTCTCTTGCAGCCTGGCCTCAGTTTCCTGAAGCCTGGCAAGCGCCTGTTCCGGGGTCAGTTCCACAAAGTCAAAACGAGACTATTGAGACTATAGCTCACCCTTCAGGATTTTCTACGGCCCCTTCAGCCGATTCCCCTTCCAGCGAATTACCGGCAGACTCCTCCATCAGGTTTTGGACCCTGATGGTCGGATTGCGAGTCGGCTCCCGTGCGGGCTCGGGGGACGCCTCGACGTAGCGCTCATCACCTGTCAGCCCCATGCGCTCAAGAAGCTTAGGAACATTGAAACCGTGAATACCTTCAAACATTTCGCCAGCTTCCAGTATTTCAAGAAACTCCCTAATCGGGATAGCCCCAGAATCCCTATAGAGAGAGCTTACTGCCATTACCTGTTGGCTGTGTAGCTTAGCAGGGATAAAGTTTTTGCTAATAATGATTTCAACGATTGGGTAGTCATCTGGTCTGTAACCAGAGGCATACCAAAGGGCGCGGTTCAGGCAGTCCTGCAAAGAGCCCACGAGAACAGCGAGCTGCGAATCCGACTGCGATCTGTCAAGTAACTTTGCAAAGCCGGATTCAACCTGAGTTTTACCAGGGGCAATTGCGATTGCTGCAAGCCTGTCCATTGCGCTTTCAATACGCGCAAGCTCTTTCAGGGTCGTCTCGGCACCCTCCATGCCGGGTCTCAACATACCAAATCTTGCATTTGGGTCTTGACTGAACAGGCTGCGACCAGATCCAGAGTAAATCTCTTCTTCTGGTTTAACACCAGTACCTGTAAGCATTGGCGAAGCGTTAAGGTGAATCGTTTCAGACAGGTCCGCACACGTTGCCCAGTGATGAAGATTGAGGCGTGCAATGTCAAATAGAAGCGGCCTCGCTCGACAGAAAGCCTCTTCCTTCCCTCCGTAACAAGGTACAAAGGGGATATACTCAATAGAAAGAAAACCGATATTCTCCTGAGGAAGAATGTACTCATTTGTATTGCTTGATAGCTTTTTTTCGTAAATTCTTACACGAACTCTTTTTGGAATCTCTTCTGACTCTGGTTCTGGAATGTCATAGACGACAACCGTTGGCACAACCTCCTCAAAGTGTTCGTTAGTTGCGCTGGCACGTCTAATCTCTGATTTGATTCTCAGGTAAATAACTTTTGTTTCGTAAGAGGTTACGCCGTTAATTGTTACCGGACCATTTTCGTGGCGACAGTCAAGAATGTCATCTACTTTAATAACAGTAAAATATGGCCGAAGATTCATTCTTCGCTGTGCCGCCCGATCCTGATCTGTAACGCGGGGGTAGTCCGCCATCAAACCGGCAATGCCACCATTAAGGGCTTCGGTGAAAAGAGTCTTGGTAAAAGAGGTTATCGACTTACCTTCAAGATTTACATTCTTGAAAAATTTCTCCCAGGTAGCTGGAACCTCTGGCGGCGTGATAACACCTTTGCGAAGAGCAGTACCAACAACGATGTCAACATAGTGAGAATAGAAGGATTCAAAACACGAAAGCGCCCTTGTCTTCCGAACGTTGTAGCTGTCGTTGTGCTCCCTAAAATCCTGCGGTATGCTATCGCTGATAGCTTCATCCAGGTAAAACTCTGGCAGCACGCAAAACTTGATTGGCAGGACTCTTGAAATCTGTTCGGCCTGATCAATCGAGTATGCGTCTACATCTGTGACTGACGAGTAGACACTTTCCGTATTAGGATCACGCCGGTCGAAGGGGACCGGCAGATCATCCGCGCTTAGGACAATAGAATTTGGAACGTCAATCACGAAAGTTGTCCAAAAGCCTTGCGGTGATTGTAGCGACAGACCGCAGCACAAAGCCCCCCGATTTCTCGGAAGGCTTTACAGCGGTTCGCGTCGTCGGCCCCCGCCCCAGGTTGAACCGCTGGTGCAGCAAAATTCTATCAACGCCAGCGACCACCGTGACCAGCTCTTGCACCAGCCCGTAGGAATACTTGCCAAATCAGATACCTAAGAGCATCTCCTGGGTGTGAGTAATCAGTAGCACCACCCTTTGCGGGCTTGAGCGTTTTAGAATCGTAAGACCATCGCTCGGTCGCGCTTATGGTGCTCTGGCATGTCGTCGGGTTGATCAAAACCAGTCCACGGTGCATGTGAACATTGGCATGTGCAAGTGTTTCCGCGATGGGCGGATTCCTGCGCTCAGTCACCACCTGGATACCAGCGGATCTGAGAATTTCATGATCACTCTGGGTAGAGGATGTTGAATCGTGGGATCCACTGGCATCTGGGTAGCAGGTGATTTTCCCTCTTGACAGATGGAATGGGTATGTCTTTTGCAAATGTGCGACCAGAGCAAAAGTGTCCGCGACTTTCGATTCCGCAAAGCAATGGAGCTGCTGACCCTTTTGCCCCGGCCTTACAACTCCGTAAACAGCGTGGCACTGACCAACGTTGAAGTCAACTCCAAATACAATTCTTTCGCCCTTTTCTGGAAGAAAAACACCAGTCGTATGGAGTTCGCGGTTGAACTCATAAAACACAGTTGCCGACTCAAGATTGACAAACTCTCCATTCAGGTACGCCTTAATCAGCTGCGGATGATACTTCGTTTTGAGATCCTCCACGAATCCTGGATCTAGGTATGGGTTGTCCTCAGACTTGCCCCTGTAAAGCTTTTTGTTGTCAGCTTTTTGTTCTTCAAAAAACGAGTACATCCAGCCATATCCTTCTGGCGTAGATGCAGCTACAATTTGAGGGCAGTTGCCAACACGAACACGACCCTGCAGTTTGATCATCGCCTTTTCGGCAATTTCCGCCCTTGTAGTATCTGTCTCGTCTGATGCAATAGATGCGGCGTTCACACCAATCAGGCGCTCAAAGTTCTCCATCGAGCGCAAGAGCACAGGGGTTTCCCCGCCGGGAAGATGTAGAGTGAAGACCGGACGCGGAGACACCCTGAACGAGTGGGGAATCCCGTACTTCTCAAGTACAAGATTCCAAGTCGGAAGCGCTACGTCATCAATCAGTGGAATGGTCGGCTCAAGAAAGAGATGTGTAAAACCCTGAGACCGGAAACATAAAAGTAATTGTTTTACAACAAGGGAATAGCTCTTACCTGAGCCATAGCCCCCACAGAAACCTACATACTTATGATCAAAGTCACATACAAAATCTTTCTGATAGGGAAGTAGGTTATTAACCATGCGAGCTTCTGCCGCATCTACATCGAATGTGGTATTCGACCTCCGCTTTAGCTTCTGCAGCAGTGTTGGATCGGAAAGTAGGCCAAGACCTCTCACTGCGGCCCTGTCTATGTAAGCGTTCGCCCTCGTTCTTCCCGGCACTTCAAGGGAAACAGATAGCGCATTCTAGCCAGCAGAAGAGGACTGAAAAAGATTGCACTCCCTGGCATAAAAAACTCCAACTATAAGTGGCTCTGGAAAATCAAAGGAGCATGGATTCGGATCCCCTTCCGAAACATTTTTCCTTCTGTGATAACACTTATAGCAACTCATGTTACCAGTGCCTGTATTTCTGGGTATTTCTGGAAAAAGACTTGAATAGATTTTTCCAGTCCTTATCTGCTGAACCGTTTGCCTTGTAGTGCCAACCCTCCTTGCCATTTCAGAGTTGTTGCACGTCTCCGTCAAAATCCTGTAAACAATTTCATCTGACAGGCTTCTCATGTAAACCCTCGGGATCAAAGATAGCAATAAAATACAAAGCCCCAGCATCGCTAGGGCTAAGGACTCCGAGAAAGCTACCTTAATATAGGAGGCTTGTTAGGCGGCAAAAAGAAGCTTACGCAAAGCGGATGTGATCGGAATCGGCCCATCGAACTCCCAGTAGAAATCAACTCCGCTGACAGTTATGTGATCAAGCCTGCCTCGCTCAATCATCTCCTTAATGGTGTGAAAGCTTTCAGCTTTGAGCTTTTCGGCAAAAACAGAAAGCATCTTTAATGCCTCCCCCTGGTCCTCAAGTTGAATGGATACAGGTGCGGCCATTCCAAGCTCTTGCATCGCTTCAACAAGGCCAGCTACGCAACCCTCAAGGTAGTCGCCGTCGTCTTGGTTACTTGAGGCCACAATGTCAAGGGCGTGACTTTTTGTAATTTCCTTGAGGTTGGCGTTTTCGCCAGCAAGGAGAATCTTTAGGTGGTCGCCCTCCCTGTTTAGCTGCCCTACGGAAACTTCTTTGATTCTGAAGTTGGCTGGAGAAAAGCACAAGGGATTCCTGACGAGATCAGAAAAGTCTTGACCCTCTTCTGCGATAACAATAAAGGGCTGTTGCTCGATGGGATCAACTCTAAAGGCTTGCATTGATTTTTAGTTGGTGGGTGAGTGGTCTTTGTTGCAGGGTCTGACGGCTATCACTTTGTAGCGTTTTTCCCTTGTTCCCCTTACGAACTCCATGTAACTATTCGCATCTACACGAATGTCACGAGTTCGCTGAGGGTCAATCTGGACCGTGATCCAGTAGTCTGCCATGGTTGGTCATCCCTGATTCTAATCGTTGGCGGTGCTGATGGCTGTTGTCGCATAACCCAGGCTGTTGCAGCTTTTTGAGACATCCAGGCTTGCAGGAGCTGCTTGCACAGACCCCGAAGCTCTGCAATGTCTGAAACCTGATCAATCGCTCTACCCATCCTTTCGATTTCAAACCTTTGAGAAGTCGAAAGAGATAAGGGCTCCATTGCGATCTTCAGTTAAGGCCGATCCTGCCAGCACTAGACATGCCAGCAACAGCGTCAACCTCTTTCTTGAGCGCAGATGCTCTCAGCAAAAATTCGATTCTCCTTTCGATCTCGTTTCGTTCCTCCGTCTCTTTTGATGCCGCTACCGCAAGAGCGCCACTAGACAGCCAGCACAAAGAAGAAAGGGCTAGAGTTCTGTTTTGCAGAACCACGCCACCAAATAGCGCAAGCAAGGCGATAATGGAGGACCAGCCAGCAGCTGCCGTAATAGCAACTTTGGTACTTTTTTGCTTTCTCAGACCCTTGAGAAGTTCATCCGTGTTTGGCCGAGGGCCGCCTGTGTCAATCATGGCGCGATGTTAAATGTTTAGGCAAGGCCAAGATAACAGATCCACGGACCCTTTGCAACCCTTTTACAGTCTCACAGAGTCTCGTAATCGTCTGGAGGTAAGACAGTGAAGTTCTGCAACTCATAAAGTGCAATCTTCACACTGTCATTAACATAGTCAAGCCTTCTCTGCAGCTTCTCAAAAGCTTTTTTGTGTTTTTCCGACATGGCGCGACCTTTCCCGTCAATTCTAAGTTTCAGGTTGTGAAACCTCCCAAACGCCAACAGCTCAAGAGGGGAGCCAATCTTGACACCAGATGGAGACCGAACCTCAATCGGCGCTTTCCACCGACACAAGACGCGATTGATATTCCCATCTGCAAAATCAATTGAGACAGGGACTGCGATCGGGGGTTCATCCGTAAAATGCGGGGATTGAATGCCAATCCCGGTTTCAGTGTCAATTTCCATACAGTGCCTGATCTCGACACCATCAGCATCAAAAAGCGACACCGGGGGCACCGGGCCATCCGAAGCAGAAAGAAGCATGTCTAGGACTTTGGTGGATTTGCAATACGGTCAAGCCATTGACCAGTAAAAACAAAATTGTTTAGCCTGGCCTCAGTGCCGATCCTTTTTAGAATCGCCCGACTTTTATCAAGACAGGCTTCGCAAGCTTGTTCGCAGGGATTCGGACAGAAAGATTCAATTGCGATTTCTTCAAGCATGGGTCGTCGATTAGGCATTGCTTTGGGCCTCCCAGATGCCACGGGCCTTGCCCCGAGCAAACGCCTCCTTGATCAGCCACATCTCCCGCCTGACACCGGCATCCCGGTAGACCGGGGCATCACCCCGCAGGCTGCTCACAAGCTCCTCAGTGAGGTCCACCGGGGCCTGCGGGGTGATCTGAACCAGGCGGCCAAAGATGGCGCCCAGGCAGCGGCTGCAGGGCAGCAGCGGGCTCTCCGGCTCCAGCGCCTCAAGCGCTTCGGAAGCATCTGCGAAGCGCGGACCCACGTAGGATGAATCCTCGCACCAAGAGTTTCCTGTAGAGCGGTTCTCTATGCACTGAACATAATCTGGCCTTTCAGGCATGATTCCCCTGGCTTGCATCTAGCAATCTAGCTGACTGCTGCCAGGCCGAAGAATGAGCCCAGTATTCGCCAGCCCTTACACCTCGCCAATCCATCAAAAGTCCATCTTGTTTGCCCCATAAAACCATGCCATGAATATCGCCATCAACCTTGTCTGGCTTGCGATTGTTAATCCAAACAGTCATCGTTAACAAGAGAAAAAGAATAAGTACGCTTAGCGCTGGACTTGGACAGCAAAAGCCTCTAATGGCTCGCATTCTAACAAGACTGAGCAAGATTATTTGTAGAATGAATCAGCAAGATCCTTGAGTCTACTTTCCCAGGAGTGGGCCTTCATTATTGCATGTATCTCCTCTGCGGAAAGATTTTGATCTTTTACTATAGCCGATCTAACATGCTTTGCGAATCTAGCATGTTGGCCAACCATGCGAATCTGCGGCAATTGCGGCATATTCGGACAATTTGTTGCCACTATTGGAATACCAAGTGTCGCATAAACATAGCTCTTAAGAGGATTCATGTTTTCTGTTAGATCATTTGTTATGTGTGGTATAATGGCAACATCGAAAACCTGCAAATACAGCTTCAGGTGCATGTAGGAAACGGGGCCAATGTATTTAATGTTTGGCCTTTGTGGCAGATTTTCCGCCATGTGAGTGCTGCCAATCATTAGCACCAAGGCATCTTTGTTTTTGTCGGCTACGTGTTCGACAAGTGGCCAGTTGATTTTACTTTCGAGATTTCCGGTATAACCAATTATGTAGCGCCAGTTCCCCGGTGAAACCAAGGACTCCCTCAACTCCTCTACCTTAGGGCCACCCTTATAGATAAGGTCAACATCAACTCCATTCGGAACAAGGTGAGTCGGCTTGCTTGACAGCTTGCCAATGGAATTCATTGCAGGCTTGCAGTTGTAAACACTGCAATCACTTTTTCCAAGGACTTGCGCATACTGCTCTGTAAGTTCCCTCTTCTTTTCTTCACTTGTGCCGGGCCAGGCTCTATGGTCGTCTACGATGTCAGCCACGACATGATCAAAAGGCAGACTATCCAGTATTTCGACGGCATTACGAAAATGAGGGTAAACCCAGGCACCAACGAAGGAGCCAGGCAAATCCACAAGAGCCTCTTGCAAAGCATCCTTACAGTATTTTAGTATAAAATCTTTTTGCTGAGCCAAGTCCAGCCCAGGTGGCATCAATGGGGTCCAGACCGAAATCTTGTCAGTATCTAATAGACCGGCTCGTTTTTTTTGGATAAATTTATAGATTAGCCTAAAATGAGAATTTGAACTGTTTTTGTAGCGCTTAAGATCAAGAGTTGAAACAGGTTTCTCGATGACGATCACACGAGATATGTCGCTTCTGGATGCTAGATACTTTACTACCATATCGACTCTTCGACCAAAAACGCCGAAGTCGTTTTGTTTCCAGAAAACGACAACAATCTTTTTTCTTGAATTTTTTTTGAAATTTAGCAGGGCATCCAGAATCCCACTAACGCTGTGCTTAACTGGTGGTAACAACAGTTTTTTCATGGTTTCCGCGCCAGCATCAAATGAAAGCGTTTTAGCGAAAAGTTTAAGGTTGTACTCTTTGTCGGCCTTGCTTAAGGGGCTGCCAATTGTCGCCTTGATTGCAGGGGTTAAGTCATCGGCGGACTCAATCAGAGTAATCCCCTTGAAACCCATGTCAACAAGCATTGCCATAGGTTCTGTGCGCGAGGCTACAATTTGAACGCCAGCGGCCAACGCATCAGAGGCTTTCGCTGGCAACTGGTAGGCACTTGCTACAGATTTAACGTTTTGAAGCAAAACCACTAGATCAGCTTGCCTTACGCAAGACGGCACTAGGTCAAAAGACAGGCTCTCTATTAAAACAGCTTTTTGGCATGATCTTGTAATATCATTCTCAACTCCCCTGTCGGCAATAGTTCCAATATAAACTGGGGCAACTCCCTCAATTTGTTGGCAGGCTTTTGCGATCTCAACGACTCCCTTGTGTCGATTCGGCGTCCCAAGAAACATTACAATTGAACCGTTTTTCTTGCGAGCCTCCTCAAGTTCACTAGGCAGGGGCTTTGGGGGTTCCGCAAAAAGATTTGGATCGCGCAAATGCGGTATTACCTCGCCTCCATACATTGATTGCAATGGGGTATCGCAAGTAGTAATTCCATCGGCGCAGGAAATCACTTCCTGTGCAACCACGGTCCAAAAAGGTGAGTACGGAGGTTCTTCTATATGCTTCGGCAGCTCTTGCAGTAGCTCAAGCGCTGTCATGCGCTTAAAAAGTTTCGACTCTGGAGCGCCTGCAACAAAAGATGGTTCGTAGTCATCAATGTCAACAATTAGGCGAGAGCCCGTCTTGCGCTTGATGCAATAGCCAAGCAGCAAAGAAGGTAGTCTAGCCTTGCAAGCGATAACTAGGTCGGTCTGTATTTTGCTTGATACTCGACTACAAATGCGAATTAAATCTTCTGTGTTTTTTGGCTCAGGCAGTGACGTAACAGAAGCCTCTCCGAGCGGCTGCCACACCGTATCCGAAATATGAGTAAAGCCAAAGCCAATAAGATCGACATGTGAGTAGAGCTTTTGAGCTGTCTGGGCAATTAGATGTGCTCGCCCCAAGCAGTTGTGATTAACATCCCAGGAGATGACTGTGCAACGGTATGGTTTCACTGCCATGGCATAACACCTTTCATACGACGCTCTACAAGTTGCAAAAGGGAGCACGGAATAACAGGTGGACGGGGAATCCAGTAAAATGGATTCCAGTGATCAAAACTCCAAAGAGCTGAAAAGACTTCAGCCGAGCCGCCCTGCTTGCTGAGAACAAAGTTCACGCGGCTACAAATTCGCTCGACATGGCAGCTGTCACCGGAGGCAAACCTAGACAGAAACATGACTTCGGCCCTGTCTCTTGAGGCGGGCGGGCTGTCTTTCATCAGGCAATTCGCGGTACGGGTTGAGCAGGTGACTCAACCTTAGCAAAGACTCGACCAGAAGAACAGGCTCCGGTTTACCAGAGAGCACGACATCATCAAACTCAAATCTATTGACAAAACCTGAGGGACGCCGCTATGGTTGGTACGCTCCACCAAAGCGGCAATTACTGTATGGGTGAGTTTGATGTCAAAAATTTCCTTCTTGAGGAGATTGAGTTCTGCCAAAAAATGCAGATGAGAATCACGAAGATAAGGTTGGGTACGTCGGCATTTGCAAACCTCTGCTCATACGGCTATCCGCTAAAAAAGGAGACAGGGCTTCTTGTTTTTGGTATTCTTTGCGAAGTCGTCGGACATGGAAATCCATGGGCAGTCGGCTTTGAGCGTGAGCAAATTCAAGAAGGTTAAACCATGGAAAAACGACCCATCTTTCAACCAGAAGATTTTGTAATGACACAGGCTGAGGGTGAGCCTGAAGTAATGGAAACGGTAAAAAGCCGAATCGGCAACTATGCCATACTGTCCGGTGGTATCAAGTTTCATGTTCTTGATGACCATCGCAAGGCCGGTGGCTTTTGGTATCACAAACCAACGGAAACGAAAATCAAGCTTATCGGAGCCTGAAAATGCCAGCAACTCTTGATCGCTCAGACGAGTACAGTCTTTGGCTTAGCTGCACCCTCCCCTCTCCCCGGCCAACATGGGAACCAATGGCAACAGGCACAAGAGAAGAGCTTGAAGAGACCAAGGCACGTCTTATGCCGTTTGCCGCAAAGAAAAAATTTGCGATAGTCCCCGGTACGGATCCGCCTCGATGGGAGCCTAAGCTTTGACTAGCGGCTAGCTTGTTAATGAGATACCTTGACCTTCCGAGCTACGACTACCTGCTAGAAAGCTATCACTACGATCCCGTTAGTGGAGAGATTACCTGGAAGGTGCCGCATGGCCGGTGGGACAGCCTACCGCCCGGTCGAAAAGCCACGAGCATTGGCAGGAAGTGCAAGGTGCTCAAAATTGATGGTAAGCTTTATGCCGCCAGTCGAATTGCGTGGCTCATGGGTCATGGCAAAGACCCCGGCGAATACGAGGTCAAGCACATCAATGGCAAATGGCAAGACCTCTCTCTCAAAAATCTCGCGCTTAGTCAGCGACTGAGATAACACAAATACAAAAAGCTAAATCCATGGAACAAGCTTCAAAAACTGTGCCAGACCCAGCTTACAAAGCAGTCGGACGTGAAATCAGGTTTTTCAGCAATCTGCGTCAAAAGCTCTACGATCTTGCAGATGTTAGTGAGCTATCTGACAAAGATATTGACTTCTTGATTTCCGAAAGCCGGAATACAATAGTTTCAGTCAGTCTTGTAAAAGCGGAGGCTCACGAAAAGATTAAGAATGGTGAGCGGGTGGACAAGCTTTGGCTAAAGCGTGTAACCTATAAATACAAGGCTGTAAAAGCCTTCATGTACGGCCTGCAAGAAGAGAAGGGGCTTCGATTTATCTCAAAAACGCCTGAACTACTGGAGGAGCTTCGGCAAAAACTTATTGAAAATGACACGCCAGAGAGCGAGTCCGCCAAGGTGATTGACGGAGCTATTAACAGTGCAATTTCTCCTAGGAAACAAGAGCTTGGAATTTTCATGGAGCTAGTCACCAAGGAAATCGGCAACCAAAGATTTCAAGAGTTGAGGCAAGAAGCACGGGACAGGTCGCATGACAGCTGCTTGGCGACTCCAGAAAACTAAGTGCGCAATGAGCAAAATATACGCTGGCATCGGCTCAAGAAAGGCTCCACCTGATGCCTTAAAGCTTGCACGCTTGATCGCCAGCGCAATGGAAAATGGTGGTTGGAGGCTTCGCAGTGGCGGCGCCCCAGGCATGGATGCAGCTTTTCAGCGCGGAGTCAAATCAAGCAAAAATAAATGTATTTATCTACCTAGTGGACTGTTCAGTGACAATGCTGCGGGTCAGGGTGGCTGCATTGATGCAAGCACATTACCAGCATTCAAGGCAGCACTTGCAACAGTTGATGAATACCATCCAAATCCAGCAGCGCTTTCCTCTTTTGGTAGGCGGCTGATGGCTCGTAACGCTTTTCAGGTACTGGGACCCGATCTTGAAACTCCAGCGGATTTGATAATTTGCTGGACGCCAGACGGAAAAGCAAGTGGCGGCACTGGCCAAGCAATACGGATTGCTGAAGCACATGGAATACTGGTTGTCAACCTTAAAAATCCAAGGCACTGCGAGGCTTTTACACAGGCCATTGAAGAATGCAAAAGAAAAAGTAAAGAGGCAGCTTTTGGCAGGATCAAGCTAGGCTGACCTCTTGACCGAGCGCCTATCATCTATCCAAAGGGACACTCAGATGCTCTCGACTTCCTACCGGCTAAGGATGCACGCTATCTGCGAGCAGATCGCAAGCAACATGCCCGTTACACTTCAGGAGCGTATCTGGGCGACAAAGCTTGCCGAGGCGAATACCACTGCAGCCGGGATGTTGCGGCAGGCGATCCGCAGACAGCAAAACTCCGAAATGAAAGAAGGTGGTGTGGATGATTTCCTGAACAGGCTTGACATTGGAGATCCAGAAAAGCCCGAGGGAGTCAGGGGTTTCAATTCGCCGGAAGATATTGCAGACTTTTTCAGGCGAGACAAGCCTGAGGACTGGCGGCAGCGTGATTGACAAAAGCTGTGCAGCCCCTAAACCTCAATTACAAATTCGCAGAAAAAAGCAATAATCCTGGGCGGCTGCATTTTGAACTTACTGGGTGCGGCCAGTCTGCGCAGGCAGTTTTCACAGTCGTCGTGCCATTCCGTCCCTTCCTCGTCCAGCGGGATCCCTGGGCAGCGGGCAATGTGATCGGGCAGCTTGATCAAGGCTCCATCTCCAAGCCAGCAGCATCGAGCAGGAGGTGGGCGATCTCGCGGGCAGAGGCCCGGTGGTGTCGCTCAAGGATCTCTGCGGCGATCACCTGAAGCATCCGCTCCGGGCCGCTGTGCCGCTGGCGGAAGACCCGATCCTTGAGCCGGCTTGTATCGAACTGCGTTGCCATGGGAGGTCTCAGGTCGAGTCCAAGGTTCAACACCGTAGAAGTGTTGACCGCAAGACATAGCAAAAGTATCATAGCCATGGCAAAACGCCAAATCGCCAACAGCTACCATGAGAGTTAAATTCACTGGAAACGGCTTAATGCTTTTTAAGGCATTTGGCTTGATGCTTTTTAAGGTATTTAAGTTGGTCGCAATGTGTGCAGCAATCTTAGCGTGCATTGGCTTCATCTTGCTCGCAGCCGTTTGCGTTATTTATCCAGTCTACATGCTTGGAGGTGTACCAGGCTTGATTTTTCTTGTTTTAGCTTGCTCTGGGTTCTTTTTCCTGGCTCGTCAATGACTTTTATGGTATTACCAAAAACCTACAAAGAGGCGCAGGGCGGCCTACTAAGCTGCCGCAAAGCATTTGGAAGAATGCTGCGCAACTGGCGCTTGGCTAATGGTTGGACTCAGTACACCTACTGCAACTGGGCAAAAGCAACCGGCAACGAATCTTCAGCTATCAGCTACGGCAACCTTTCAGTTATCGAACAGGGCACCGCTGGTGAACTTCGGCAAAAGGTCTTCTGGCAACTCTGGGAGCAGAATCGCCGGATTCATGCAAAGGACTGGGATAACCCTGAAGACAGGGAGCTGGAGCAGCGCCTGATGCAAGCAAGGCACATCCAGACCATAGATCGCATGATCTGGGGGCCTAGTGATTTTTGGGAGTGCTACAACGGATTGCTTTCGGTTCCAGCCTGGCTACAAGTTTCTGTGCCGCCAAGGATTACAGAAAAGCAGGCCAGGCAAATCTCCACAGAGCTGAGGGGGCGCCTGCATCAATACGGCAAGATACGGTCGAACGGGAACGTACTTGAGCTACTTGGTGAATTTGCCTCCGCCGTCCCAGAGACAGATCAACTAAAATTCATCAATGTTTTGATGGGATTCGACAGTTACAACTCTCACGAGCTGTCAATGCTGTGGGATTCTGAGCATGAGTGCTACCTGCCTCAGCTGTGGATTCCGGGCTTTGTCACCTTGTCCACCAAGGACAATCAACAAAATCACAGCACAAAATGAACGCATCCCTCTATTTCAAAAACAAGAAAGGAGAAAAGATCTTGATTGGCAAGCTATTAAGTTTCACGCTTCAGACATCAAATAGAAGCGAGGCGCAAAGAGTCATCAGTCACAATCCAGACCGAGACAGACCATGGTGGCTTGCGTTTCACCCGGAAAAGGGCTGCATTGGTCGAATCCGCTGGTTCAACTCGGATCAGGAAGAAGGCACCTGGGGGAGGGTGTTCTTCTCCCGCAATCCGTGATACGCTTCTGTTGCGACTGAAAGCCCGCCCCCATCGGGCCGTAGGCCGCAACAAAGACCTAGCTCTCGTAGCAAGGCGGTTTCCGGGGAGTTGGCCAACGTTGCAACCGGAAAACCTAGCAAACGTCGGAAATGGGGGTGGATGCCTGTCCGGTAATTTCAAATTGCCACTTTCGGGCTACCCACCCTCGCCCACAACCCTCTCTTTGGTTCTGAATCCGCGCTAGACGCGATAGTAGGAATCTCCGGGTTGTGTTCCCGCTCTGCACAGACCGGAAGTCTCCAGTTTCTGCATCGGGTAAAGCCCTGTGTTTGCAGGCCAGGGATTGATCACCCCTGAACTGGTTGATCCACAGTTGCGCCCTCGACCCATTCGGCAAGCGCGAAGGATCACAGAAAGACCCGGAGCTTCGGCCTCGGGTCTTTCTTGTAACTACCGTCAATTGCTAGACTGCTCAGCCAGCTTCAACCTAAGAACCTCAATGGCCGCATCTACCTGATCTGCCTCGCAAAACAGATGGAGCGTATGATCGGCGTCGATGGCCAAAGTCGTCTGTACCATCGGCTCATAAAAGCTATGCACCTCGTCGGCGCAGCACTCCCATTCCCCCAGTGGACTGGGAATCGGTAACAGGTTTGACCGTCTGGAAGGGAGCGAGATCCTGTGAAGAACAGACATCGTGACCAAAAAAGACAGGGGGTGTTGAGTGGCCGCGAAGCCAGCCGAAGAAACTGTAGCGAAAGCTGAAACCTTAGTGTCAAACCTTTGTATTCGAGTTTAACAAGAAAAAAGAGGGAGCAGCAGTGCCACCCCCTCCCTCTTTACCTGAGCCGATCGTAACACGGCTGCGACCGCTCAAGACGTGGAGCCCGGATCTGCCATGGCACAGTACGGAAGCCAGAGCGCGTCGGCGCCAGGGTGATCCTCGGGGCGGCCAAGCTTCCAGCCGTAGCCCCACGTAGAAGGATCCGACCCCGCAGCATCAATCAGCGCCCACCACCAGCACAGGCCCTCAGGGCTTAGGTCTCCGGGGCCTTCCGGCTTGGCGTACCCGTGACGCTGTGGAGAGGACCTGTAGCCAAGCCAGTGAGGGCGGATAGATCGAGGTGGCGGGGGCGACGAGAACAGGTCGTGATCGTCATCAGGCTCCATGGCAACGGCAACGTCACCACCGCGAGAGCGGAGGCGCTTCAGAAGGTCAAGAACACGAGAAGTCATGTTTCAGTAAATCGGTGGACTTTGATTCTGCCAAGTCCCTCTTGAGTGCGCAAAAGCTCCAACTGTTCGCTGCTAAGCCTAACGTGGTGATCTATGGCAATGTCAAGAGAGCGGCGACCAGCAAAACTTTCTCGGCGGATCCAAGACGCCGGAACAAACTTGAGATCAGTTCTGTTCAGTTGGCGAGACAATCGAACTGGATAATTAAAGTTTGCATTCGGCCACACGTAAGTAGCGCCAGGTGGAGAGCGCTCAATCTGAAGGGTTGTGCGCCCAGTTAGTTCATTGCTGTTCATCGAGAGAGTGCCTCGTTGACGGAATCCTCGGGATCAGGAAGACACCAGTACGGCAGCCATACGCACAACCATGAAGAATTCTTCCAGTCCGTACGCCAGCTAATCTTGACCCAATCGTTTTCTGGCCCTGAGGCCCATGTCCACTTCCCCTCTAAGTGTGCGTCACCTTCGGTGGGCGCATGAACCGAGAAGAGAAATGGCCTAAGCGATAGACGGCCCCATTTAGCAAGTGCCCGACGAACCAAGTCAACCCGGCCAAGCTCCCGCCGCTCCACTTCTTCGGCAAGCTGGATAATCTGCATAATCGTTGGCACAGCCTGGCTTGGCCCAGTTAATTGAGAGCGAGCTTTTTCAGCCAATGCCACAAAATGGGCAAGGGCAGTAAATCCATCCATCGCCTGCCCCTGCGAAGAAAGCAGCGGCTTGCCGATTTTCATTGCGTCGGCAATGGCAACAAGCTCTTCGATTAAACCCAGGTCTGCCCTGCTCATTGTTGCGTACCTGAATGCTTTTGCTGCCATGCCTCGATAGCTTTCATTAGCCGATCCGCCAGTCTGACGTGGCTAACCTGGGGCGACGAGTACGCGCCAACGAAAATTATCCGCTCAAGCATCCCCCGCAATTCCTGAAGGCTTGCATTGTTGCAGGTCGTCTGCTTTGGCTCGGCTAGCTGTACGCGAGTCTTTTTGGCTTCGGCCTCCGATGGCCGGCCCCAGCGACCAGTCGCATGTTCAACCAAGACATCACCAAGGCCATGTCTTTCCACTTCGTCGGAAAGTACAATCATTCTGGCGATGACCGACTCTCTGTCACACTGTTCGGACTGAGCCAGCCTTGCACGAGCGGCTTCGACCAATGCACTTTGCGCTTGGATGGGTTTTTTGAGAAGTTTCTCGCCCCAGTCAACCAGCAGGGAATCCTTGTAAATAAAATTTCGCCACATTTCAAGGGCGTCGGCCAGCTCCTTTACCAGCTTGCGATCTTCGGCATTCATTTAATAACCCTCTTAAGGATGTGGATTTCGGCCTCTGGCCAAATAAATTCAATCAGCTTTTGCCTTTCGGCTTCAATGCCCCTCTTGTAGGTTTCCCGTGGTTCTGGGTAGCGGGAGGACGCAGAGGCCGTTCTACAACGGAAGCGGCTGCCATCTCTCATATAAACATGAAAATAGTGTTCAACCTCCGTTCCTGTGTCTTGGGTTTTTGTTTCTGAAATGGACAGAACCTCGCCAACCGGGAGGTACTGCCCTTCTACCTGGATTAAGCGAGTAGTCATTTGATTTCGGTTCCAGCCAAAAGTGTAATTTTGATTGACTCGACAATTTTTTTCCAGCAGGCGTCATCTTTGATCCACTTCGGGCGTCGAATGTAAAACAACGGAGATGTGCAATTGCCGCTAGACGCCCAAGCACCCCAGGAGCTAGGCGTACTGCCAAGACCTTGGCAAATTGAGTAGGACTCGGCAATGAACGGTTGGATGGATTCAGTCATGGCCCAAAGGAGGTTCCAACAAGAGAAAGGGATGTCACGGTTAGGTCTTTGTCCCATCGCACATCTGGACCCAAGCCAATGGCAATCACCTTTCGTATTGAAGAGTAAAACTCTGGATGATTGACTGGGTGAAAAGAACGAACGATTCCGTCTGTTAACACAGTAGAACCGTCTTTTTGGTCGCACCTTGCGCAGTAGTGATAGTGGTGAATCTGTTGCATGGTCAAAGCCCTAGTGATTGACGGGTGGGGGAGGGCTGCGTCAGTGCCCGCTGAAACGCCTCCAACTTCGCCACTCGCTGCTCCAGCGCGGCGATGCGGTCGGGCTGCTCAGCAGGTGGCTGCCAGTGGCTGGTGTGCTGCCATGGTGCGCCGGCAGCGACGTAGCTCCAGTAAATACGGCAGAAGCTGCCGCCGCGAGGGTGTATCTTCACATGCACCGACCCGATGTGATCTCCATCCGCCTCAGTCGGTGGGCGGTCTGCAATCCATTTGCTGGGGGTCATGACTGTGCCTCCGGGGCAGAATTACTGGGGATGGAGACCGGCTGAGCAACGTGCTTGTGAGCCCAGAACAGCGTTTCCAGTTCCCTCAACTGCTGCTCCAGCGCGGCGATGCCACCCGGAACACCACGCCCACACTCGGGAATAGCGCCATCGGGCGAAAGGCCCTCCAGCGCTTCCAGTCGCTTAACCAGGGCGGCTGCCAGCACGGACTGCGCTCTGATGTGTTCCTTTAGTTGTTGCTCCAGCGCGGCGATGCGGTCGGGTTCGGTGGGGGTGGATTCGGTGGGGGTGGGCTCGGTGGGTGGCTTCCAGTAGATGGTGCGCTGCCACGGGGCACCAGGGCCGACATGGCTCCAGTGGGCGAGGAAGTTGTGCTCGGAGCTTGACACGTGCCCAATCCACACATCCCCATCCCGGTCTCCATCCGCCTCTGTCGGCAGCCGGTCTGTGATCCATTCGTTGGCGCTGCTCATCGCTGAGCCTCCACGCGCAGCTCAACCCACAGAGCATCCCAAGCTGTAGCCTTGGGGCCAGTGGTGAAGCGGTTGAAGGCGGCAGCCTCTTGACTGGCTTGCAGCCAGGCCAGGGGAGCAGCAACCGCGACAACGAGGGCTATCAGAGCGACAAAAAAGCCAAGGTAGGGCAGGACTTCTCGCAGCACCCCTAAAAAGACTTTGAAAGATTTCATGGAATTCAGTAGGTGAGTTAGTCGATCTTAGTGTCTTGGCTTGACCTAGCATCCATTTTTTGATAGGCGGCTGCAAGCAGATCACTTACGGACATGGAATCAACGCTGCGAAACAGCTTCATTCCCTCGTCTAGCGGAATCCGCTTTGGACGACCAGCAACAACACTGATGTTGCAGGTTTCACGGACAGCGACACTTTCCGTAGAGCCGAAAGCCACCCTGGTCACATCATAGTAGTCAACACTTAGTTCAAGGTTGTTTACGTGGAACTCAGAGAACATAAACATGCTCTCAAGCTCCGGCCATGCAACCGCAAGCTGCTTGCCATCGCTAAAAAGAGTGCCTCTACCCCAGATGGATCCCATCAGTCTTCAAGCATCAGAATTTCATCAACGCTGCGGTTGAGCAGTTTTGCAAGATCGGCTTTCGCCCTTTCAATGCACGCTTCCATGCGCTTGATTTCAAGAAGACGCCCTTGGATGATCTTCTTAGCCCGCTCGTGCTCGGACCTTTCAAAGTCTTTCATCGCCTCTTTCAGGAGGGCTTGGCAATCCTCGGGAAGCGAAAGGTCGTTTTGGATGGTGGAAAGCGTTGACGCCATGGTTGGAGGCGATATACGACCTGACAATGCTACCTTGAAAGCCCGCCCCGGTCAACGTCCCCCCATTCTTGCGTTGAGATCACTGAGACCCAACCCAAAGCCTTGACTCCTTGACAAAAAAGGCTTAGCATTGACCCGAACCTTACGGTATCCCCGCTTACAAATGGTTTTGCAGCAAAAAACGTTTAAGCGGCTGTTCTGGAAAGGGCGGCCAGCTGAGGTGCTGAGCGCTCCCGAGCTTTTGGAGGCACTGGAATGGTGCTACGAGCGGCTCACTACTTGCGAAGAGGGGCTTGCAAAGTTTTACGCCGCAGGAGACCCCGTTTCCGATAGCAGCGAAGACCAAGGGGCTCCGAAGCCCTCAGTGAGCAAGGAGTTCTTGAAGGCGATTGATTTCGATGAGGCCCAAGCAGCCCTCGTGCTTGAAGGCAACCTTTCTGCGCTTCCCAGCTCCTTCGACTGGGAGAAAGCAGGAGGTTGTAAACACTGGGAAGGAATTTGGAGTGGCGAACGTGACTTGTGTGAAATTGACAAGCTTATGATACGAAGCTGGGTAGATGCCGCTAAATACTACGAGAAGAACAATGGCTGATTATCGC